TCCAATTCTGCAATAATACTAGGATTAGCCAAGTCAACCATCTTATGAGAGTTAAGAAATAAATTCTTGTTTCTATTACTCAAATCATCAAATTTCATCATAATTCTGTAATTCCATGCCTCAGGTCCAAGGCATAACATTATGGAGGGTTCCATGATTGGATACACCCCTAGATGGTATGGAACATGTTCTCTTATCAATCCAAATCCTTCTACACAGTTATGATCTCCAATCTGAGTGTGATACATTTGCTCACAGAATTTTTTGTTGAGTAATTGTGACACCAAATATAATTCCAAAGAGCCACCATTTTCAAACACTTGTCTGGAAGTGTTATATGATTCCTTCACCATTCTAAAGAATGAATCTGTATTAACAGGTTGTACTGATGCCAAAGCAAATTTGAATAAAGTTGGATACAATGTTAAATTGGATCCAAACATTGAATTGAATTCAAAAATATAACAGGAGATTGAGCTTTTGGACCTTGATGTTTTACAATTAAACAATCTCTCTGAAACTTCTTGAGCCAATAAAAATAACTTGATATGTAAGGTACTAACATCCTTCCTCTCCCTTGTTAACAATTGAGCAGTATAAGAATCATCGGATGAAACCAAATCTTTAGTCTTCATTGGTCTAACATTGAAGCTTTCACAATATTTTGCATACAATTTATCACGAAAACTCAATAAACAAAGATGTAATAGTGAAGATGTGTAATGAAGGATACCTTGACCCATATTAGATTCATTATCTATATAAATCTTCCCGTCTGAGAGAAAGTCATCTTTTAGACTTTGCAAATATTTTGATTGATTCAGATGTTTCTTATCAGGATATCTCCTCCACACCTTGATTAGTTCTTCTGGTAACAAACATTTCTTATTTGTATGATTGATTAATTGAAATAAGATAAGCTTAAAGAGAGAAGCATACATGTTCTTAAATGGTGTGAACATATATAAAAATTGTATAGGCATAAAGGTTGGACCCCATTTTGTCTTATCAAAATTATAATTAATTATCAATGATTTTTTCTCAGATCTTTTCAAATCTTTCATCATATTTATCAATTTTGTGAATTTTATCTTCCCTGAGGTCATCATTTCTCGATCATCATATTGACAAATGCCTCTGGAAAAAGATTCTAGTATATTTATAATAATGCGCTTCTTAATGCTTAGAATCAGTATTTCTCTGACTCCACCG